GGCCGTGAACGCGAGCACGCGGCCTGCCATTCTCCCCTAACAGTCCAATACGTGAGAGCCGTCCGGCAGTCTCGACCCCACGGGCACCAGCGCCAGCTTGTAGCCGAGCGGCCCCAGGTACTTCGAGGCCGTCGAGAGCGTCGGGTTGCCGTCCTTCAGCGAGCACGACAGCGAACCCTGCGCTATGCCGATTACCGCAGCCAGCTCCCGCTGTGTGTAGCCGCGCGATTTCATGATTTGCCTATAGGCATCCGAGTAGTTCATGGGTTCTCCTTCCGTTACCGACAATATAGGGTATTCCCGTTCGTCTGTAAAGGCCTTTTTGTTTTTTTCGGCGGTCGGGGGACTTAGTAGCGGGGTTGCCTGGGATTGAAAAACTGCCCGGTACCCCTGCTTAATGCTGGTGCTATAGTGAAACGTGTCGAGCGGAGGGCTACAAACTCAACGGTTAGCGGCTCGACAACAACGAACGGACATAGCCTATATCTCTAAGGAGGATCGAAAACGAAAACAGGCTATGCGAACGGATATAGCCTATATCCGATTGAATGAACGGACAAAGCCTATCAAGGAGACGAAACGAAATGGCTAACTCGATTAACTACAACGACGAACTCAAGGCCGCTATTAAGGCCGCAACCCTGTTTACCTATGGCAAGAACGACCGCCTACCGCTCACCTGCGTACTGATTAACGCTACTGCTGATAGCGTTAGCGTGTACGCAACGGATAGTTTCACGGCATTCCGCTACACCTGCAAAAACGACGAGGGCGGCCAGTTTACGGCCCTGCTGAGCGCGGCCGACGCTAAAGCCCTTGCATCTGTAAAGCTCCAGGCTAACGCGCTTTACAATCTGGCTGTCGAGGATGGAACGCTGAAGCTCACGCATTTCGACGCCGTTATTAACGTGTTCGTACTGCAAACGTTAACGTATCCCGGCGCTGATAATCTCGACCGCCTTATTAACGAGGCCGATAACGATACGCCCGGCGTTGCCTGTTTCAACGCTGCTTATGTCGAGCGCACATGTAAGGCCGTGCGTCTAATCGCAAACAAAAAGGAAAAAAGGGCCGTATTCACGTTTAGCCCCAATCAGGCCAGTTTGGTTAAATGCACTGGCGAACGCGGCGCGGCTCAAATGCTAGTTATGCCAGTTCACACTAGATAATCCCAGTTTCTCGACATATAAAAACGGCCCGCGCGAACTGAACTCGCACGGGCCACGGTACAGAATGGAGAACTGATACCATGAGCAACGATACCACATTTAACGCCAAAATTGCACGTAACGACATCGCTAGCAATATCTGCGATATGGCGCTGGAGCTGGAAGATTACGACGGCTATATCTGCGACGCCATCAGCGAGATAGCCGATACTAGCGTTTCCATCTACACCGCCGACAACGTTAGGTTTTGCCGCGAGAACTCCGACGACGTGCGTAATGCGCTGATGGAGGGCCTTGCACTTGACGGGTCCCAGTATTTCGAGGAGAACCCGAACGATGATTACGAGGATTATGAGGCGTATTTGGGCGCCGTTGCCGAGTACGTCGCAAATGAGCGCGAGCTATACGCCGATTATGAGGCGGCTATGGAATACGCAGTTTTGGGCGCGCTGTTGGAGCGTTACGGCGAAGAGCTGTCGCGCGAGGCATACGAGTACGTCAACGGCTGCAAAACGTGCGACTGGGACGACACCAGCGAACGTATCGACTCCATAAAGGACGAAGCCGTAGAACTTTATCAGGAGTGGTTGAACGAGAACGAGGCAGATGATGAATAGCCTAGTTCACACCGTCGCCCTCGTTGACAACGCCCGCGCGGCCGTATACACCACGGCCGCGCCCGGGCGCTATCTGGTAGCCGTCGAGGAGTGCCACGGCGGTATCTGGGAGCCTGCAGGCGACGCGGGCACGACGTCGGTCGATCCCTTCGACGACGTCGCAATTTACTCCATATGTTTCTTCATGTTCTCCGATTACTGGGAGGATCAGAATGATTAACACATATCAGCTCACGCCGTCCTACCGTGTCGCCGTCGATTACGACACAGACGCGCCCGAATCCCCCGCCGACCGTTACGATTCCCTTCTTTACGAGGTTGCATCTTGCCAAAACCTCGATATACACGAGGGCGACCCCGTCGTTATAGACGCGCTGGAAAATGTCGAGGAGGCCGTTAACGATTATCAGTTTGCGGGATATAGCAGCGTTGGTGCCGCACTCGTAAAACATTTGGAACGCGCCGGATACATGGCCGTATATAAGACGCTCCAGGGTCAATGCCAGTCCGACTGGATTGACTGCGTAATTGCAGTGCCTAACGAGGTACTTTCCGACCTCGACGGCGCCGTCGAGGACTGGGAGCGCTGGTATAACGGCGATTACTACACGCTCACGCTGGAGCAACTGCACGTATGGCACGACGACGATGGTGCAACGCTCGAAACATGGGACCCCGTCGATTATGCCGACTGCTGCGAGTTTGACGACGTGTACGACGGCGACGAGGTGGCCCGCGTCGCCCGTGAGTATTTCGACGTCGAGGAGGCCGCGTAATGCTATTTGAGCTTGCCAAAACGTCGAGTTGGTACGCCTACTGGCTCGGCGTTGCCGTTGGCGTTGCAGCGTGCGCCGTTGTCGCCGTCGTTTTTTCAATCCTCAATAACTAGGAGGTGTAGCCGTGCGGAACGTCTTTATCTACCTGCTAGCGTTGGCGTTGGCTCCCGTTATCCTGCCCATCATCGTTCTAGTTTTCCTACTCAGATATAACTAGCACGCGGCCCCGGCGTTTGTCGGGGCCGTTTTATGTGCCCTCGAACGGCTCACGGCCTACACCGTGGGCCGTTTTTCGTTTCTGATCCTCGTTACCACTGCCACGGCCGCGCCCGTGAGCGCCTATATCCGCGCGCCCGTTTGTGTGCGAGATATGGAGACGCCTACACCTACGCAACGCCCGCGCTCGGTATATCAGAGCCCAGTTCTAGCGCGTTTTAACGGCGATTCTAGCCCCGTTTTTACGCCCGTGGCACTGCTACACCGCCCGCGTTTTTACGCCCGTTTTTGGGGCATTGTAGCGCCGCGTACGGGCATATCAGACGCGGCCAGTATCCACCAATAGCCCAGGTATATACGCAAAAACGCCCGCGATCGCACCAAAACTGCGGACACGGAAAACGGCCGTTCCCCAGCCAGTTTCCGCCATAGCCAGAACCAGGGAACCAGAAAACCCTATAGTGCGCGCGAAAGTCGTGACGGCCCCGGCGCCCGATCGGATTTTCCTCCCTTAGTGGCTGCGAAAGTCGTGACAGCCATATAGTGGCCGCGAAAGTCGTTAGTGGCCCCGAAAGTCGGCACAAAAAAAGACCCCTCTGCGTTTTATTGCAGAGGGGTCTTTCGCTTTCTAGTCGCTCGGCGGCAGCTCCTCGACCTTCTCGATCGTCACGTCCTCGGCTGGCAGCGCGGCCATGTACTTGGCCTCCAGCTCGGCCTTGGTAGGCCCCTGAGCTGCATCTTCGTGCTTGATGACCGTCTGGGACTCGTCCCTGTAGCCGAAATTGTTCTTACCGAGAAAGATTCCTGTCACCGGGTTGCGGTAGCCGTTATTCTGCATCGCCGATTCCCAAGAAACTTCCAAACTTTGCAAAATATTTTTGAGCACCACGGCGGATTCGGTGCTCAGCATCTTATCCAGCCTAGTCCTCTTGCCCTTCGCCCAGTCCATGACGTCACTGCGTGTCATGCCGAAGCTCTGGCACATGCCGCTCACAAGAATCTTGGAATCGTGGCGCTCGCACAGGTCGCAGTAGTCCTCGAACCGCTGCATCAGCTGCTCCGGGTCGCTCACATCGATGGTGGGCCACCTGATAAGCTCCCTGACCATGCTAATGGTCTCGCTGTTGTTCGCAGGCGTCTGCGTGTTCGGGCTGTTCCCGTACCTTCCCTGCGTCATGTATCATCCTCCGTCGCTGCACCTGATGCCGAAACGTACATGCCCTTCGAGTCGCGGAGCGGCTTGGGGAACGTGTCCCTAAGCTCCGAGTACCCCCCTGCCCCGCGCTCGGTGAGCGAGTACCTGTGGGTGCCCCTCTCACGTCTCAGGAGGCCCTTCGAGACCAGCCCGCCGCATATCTCGGCGATCCCGTCCCTGCCCATGCCACGGAACAGCTTGACGTTCTCGTCGCCGCCCCTGCGGGTGACCTCGGTGGAGCAGAACGGCTCGCCCTGCTTGTGGCGCCAGCCCACGACCCGCAGG